TTTCTAGATCCTTCTACTATCTTTTATGCCTATGACATCACATCATGTGACATGTCATGTGACTGCAGTGTCACATGCCTCTTCATTGTCCAAAATAAAAGAAAAATAAAAAGAAAACAAAATTTCTATAAAGTCAGAAAATAAAATAAAATAAAATAAAAATTATTCATATTTAGGGCATTCCATAACAGTATCCTCCTCTTAGGGTTCCACTTCCAGAGAAACTTCTTTTTCGTCCTCCCAGATTTTCTTGCTCCTCTGCTTATTCTTCTCATTCTATTCCAAACTTTCTTCTAACTTCCTCATGTATTCCTTTTCTCCCTCCTTCTTATCATTCTTCCACCTATTCCAATTCTTCTCCAATTTTTTTAGATATTCTTCATCAAATTTTTTATCATCCCACCCATATAATAACTTTGCCATATATCTCCCTGGCAATTTTCCTCTCTTGAACTCTTCCATCTCTGGGTTTAACTTTATCTCTTTTCCTTTCTTCAGTCTTATTCTTCGTATTTCTTCCTCAAATCTTCCTTTCTTGAATTTTTCTACCTTTTCCATTGCATTCTTCAGATTTTCTAATCTCTCCCATATATTCTCTTCCACTGTATACCCTTTCTATTTTACCAAATACTTTGTTTTACCTTTTCTCTCTTGTCTATCCAAAATCTCCTCTACTTCATATTCCTTCTCACCATCTATCTCAATAGGAGGCAGTGGAATCTTGTTTTGTCCCTCTATCTGTTCCCTATACTTCACTATCCTTCTCATATTAACCACTGGATGTATTCTTAACAGTGCCAGTAATTCCAACTCTACTGCATTTTCTGACACAATTTTTCTAATTACATATGGCCCAATGAACTTCTCCATCAACTTCTTTATTGCCCTTTTCATCAACTCCATTGAGAAATCTTTTGTACTAATCAGTACCTTATCACCTACCCTATACTCCTCTGCCTCTTTCCTGCTTCTATCTGTCTGTCTCTTCATCTCCTTCTGTGATTTCACCAATGCTGCTCTAGCCTCCTCATGCCTCTCCTTCATTTCTTTTGCAAACTCTTCTGCCTTCTCATTCTTTCCCTTTTTCCTTATATCAAAGCCCATTCTTGGTTCTCTCTCATAGTTGATTTGAAATGGTGATAACTTTGTAGCCATATATACCTTGTTATTGAATGCAAACTCTACTGTTGCCAACCATTCTGCCCAATTGTTTTGCCTATGATTGACATACATTCTTAAGTACTGTTCCAGCTCTTGGTTTGTCCTCTTCATTTGTCCATCTGTCTTTGGGTGATAAGCTGTAGATAGCTTTGTTTCTATCCCCAACATTTTATTCAACTCCCTTGTCAACCCTGCCACAAACTATGGCCCTCTATCTGATATTACACTCTCTGGCAACCCATGCAACTTCCACATGTTATCTCTAAACAACCTTGCTAGTCTCTAGTCCCTCTGCCATCGTCTTTTCTATCATTGCCACAAAGTGGGACATTTTTGAAAACCTATCACATACTACCAAGATCAAATTATGACCTTTTGACACTGGTAACTTCGTAATAAAGTCCACCAATATGTACTGCCATAGTCTTTCTAGTACCTTGTTAGGTCTTAATTTTTCTACTGGTATCTCTGCTCTATTCTTTATCCTCTGACACTGATCACACCCCTCTATGTATTGCTTTACTTCTTTTGTTACTCCTAGCCACCAATAATTTCTAGTGACCAGTTCCACTGTTTTCCACTGTTTTCCATGTCCTACTATTGGCGTATCATAATACAGCCAAATGATCTCTACTCTCAACTTCTTATCCTTTGGCACATACACTCTTCTTTCTTTCAATACTAATCCCTCCTCAATCTGCTATTCTTCATCTCTCAACATTTTGACTTCTGCTTTCTTTATCTCTTCTACCACTTTTATTACTTTCTCATCCTTATCTCTTGTCTCCTTTATTCTCTTTACTACCTCTTCCTCTGGTCCTTCTATTAACTGCTCCATTGCTCTAACTTCTAACCATTTCTCCTTCAACATTACCTGATTTTCATTATCTCTCTCCACTCCCTCAGCCCAATCTACTCTTCTACTCAAACTATCTGCTCTTCCCATACTCTTGCTAACTACATACTTCAAGACAAAATCAAATCTTGACAAGTACAGTAACTATCTTGCCTGTCTTTGATTCAACTTTTGGGCCTTCATAAAGTACTCCAAGTTTTTATAATCCATCCATATTTCAAGCCAATCCTTGGCTCCTTCTAAGAAATGCCTCCATGTCTCTAAACACTAAATTATTGCCAACATCTCCTTATCATGAATTTCATAGTTTCTTTTGGCCTCGTTCAATAATTTGGAAATATATGCTACTGGCCTCCATTTCCCGTCTTCACACTTTATTGATAGCACCCCTCTTGTCGCAAAATCTGATACATCCACCTCTACTCTTATTTCTTTATCTAAGTCTGGTATGACCAAGACTGGCTCCGTTGTAAACCTCTTCCTCAAACACTTTCTGCTGTTTCTCTCCCCAACTCCATTTCATCTCTCTTTCCTTGTCATCTTATGTAAGGGCTTTGCTATTTTAGCAAAATCTTTTACAAACTGTTTATAGTAGTTTGCTAGTCCCAAAAACTTCTGCATATCCTTTGTACTTCTTGGCACTGGCTATTATATAACTCCCTGGACCTTTTCCTTCTCCATTCTTACTCTGTCTTCTCCTATTATCACTCCTAAAAACCCCACTTCTCTGACTTTCTACATATACTTCTCTGGTTTTACAAACAAATTATTCTTCTCTAACCTCCTTAATACTTCTTCTACTATTTCATCATGTCCTTCCTCTGTCTCTGTTGCTACTATCACGTCATCGATAAACACTGCTACCTTTTCTTCTATTACCAAGTCTCTCAGCAGATCATTCATCATTGCCTGGAATGTTGCAGGTGAGTTAGTTAACCCAAAGAACATTACCATTGGTTCAAATGACCCCTTGGGTGTCAAGAACACTGCCTTCCACTCATCCCCCTCCTTTATCCTCACATTGTTGTACCCCTATCACAAATCCATCTTTGTAAACACTTTTTTCTTCCCTATACTATCTATCAAATCCAAAATCAGTGGCAATAGGTAGTTATTTTTGATCGTTCAACTGTTCAGATATTGATAATCTTGCACCATTCTTTTCTTTTCATCTTTCTTTGGCACAAAGAACACTGGGGATGTCTGTGGTGATTTCAATGGCCTAATGTACCTTTTCCTTAGCTGATTCTTCACAAACTCCTATACCTCCTCTCTCTCTACTCTTGACAATAGGTAGATCTTGCCTTTCTTTAGCACAAATCCTTTTCTGAGATCTATGGCATGATCCCAAGCCTTCCTTATTAAAATTTTCTCTAAGTCCTTCTTCCCAAACACCTTCCAATACTTATGGAACCATCTTGGAACCATTTTATCTATCGCTCTCAACTCTATCAAATCTTCCTCTCCTTCCTCCTTTTCTTCCATTATTCTTGCTATTGTTTTTTCTTCCTCTATTGTCGGTTTCCTCATCTTCTTTTTCTCTTCCTTCTCTTCTTGCTTCTTTCATCCTGGCTTTGTCTGCTTTCCTACTCTCCACTTCTTTCCACATTCATCTGGACACCTTGTCATTTCTACCTCTCCCATCTTCCAATCTATCTCTAGGTTATGACATCCTAACCAAGGCATACCCAGTATCACACTCCACTTCTGACCTCCTATCACATCTATTAATGTCCTCTCCTTATGCCCCTTAAAAAATATTTCCACCTCTACTGTATCCACAATTGGTCCTACATAGTTAAGTGTACCATCAACATTTCTCACATACACTGGTCTTTCCAACTTCATCCTCTTAAACTTGTGTTTCTTCACAAATTCCTTACTCATCACCAGTCCTGTTGCACTACTATCTAACAATGCTTCCATTACAATTCCTTCTTCTTCCTCTTCCTGTTTTAATCCAATCTTCACCGTTACTTCTCTTAACAATTTCTCCTTCTTCTTTTTTTTTTCTATCTCCCTCTTAGCTTTTTCTTCCCTCAATATTTCCCTCCTATCCTTTGCTACTTCTTTGCCACTTCCTTCCCCTCTTTGCATCACTCTAACCTTTAACACCTCAAATCTATTTGAGGACACTGGTACTGGTTCCCTTTTTTATCCATTCCTGCAATAACTGGCCATATGACCAAATCTTCCATACCCAAAACATTTCCTTTCCTCCATTGCTCTCTGTCTGTTCTCTTCCCTCTTTCTTTCTCTCATTTCCTGATATCTCCACTCTTTCTCTGCTTTCTTTTCCTCCCTTCTCTTCATGCTTTTGATTTTCCTCCATTCTTTGTCTACTCTTCTCTGTTCTTCCCTTTTTTCTTTCTCTTTCTCATTTCTTTTTCTACATTCCTCCATCCACTTATCTGTCTCTTTCTGTTCTCTTGTCCTTTCATCTTCTCTTCTCCTTATCTCTATTCACTTTCTTTTCTTTTCTTCCACTTGGAGTTCCCCTAATTGTTTTTGTGTCTTTAATATTTTTTCATTATTTTCTACTATTTCTTTCATCATTCTAGCTACTTCTTCACCACATCTTCTTGTTATTTCTCCCATATCTACCTGACCAATATCTGCCATTTTGATCTCCTCAAAAATTTCTTTCCTAATCTATTCTCTCATTGCTTCATTAACAATGGTAAACTATTACTGTGGCCTTGTTTCCAGTGATCCAATCTAGACTCTTTCTTTATTCTCTCACTATCAATCTAAACAGCGGAAATCCTCTATAGGTCGTAGTGGGCACTCTTCTTATCCCACCTATACTGTCTACTAACTACCTGTCTACTGTCTTACTAACTACTGCCCTAATCAAACTGTTATACTATTATCCCTAAGTAGGGAATCCCTAATCTAGGCATTCTTTAATGGACTACACTGCTACTCTGTGTGGACAAGTCACAAGGGGATCCTGCAGCACAAGTCTTCTACATGAATATAGCTATCTACCACATCCACACAGGGTAATATATCTTAATACACCAGTGAACAATGATGTACCAAAATGACTAGGATTTGCCCTCCTAGTTGGTATCCCTCTTAATACCTAGAGTCCGGCTAATGTTTTCTTGATGTTGAGCACACTACTTACAGTTGAGAATAATAAGAGAATGTTAAATAGGAGTCTGTGTAATGCAGAGTCCCAGAAGGTCATCGAGTTCTACTGTTGTGGCAACCACTTATCATGAAGACAAATGATCACACAAGCAATAAATCTCTTAGGGTAGATATCAAGTGGGAATTTCATAAGAGAACTCGACAAGGAGTCTCTGCTTAATTAGAGTCCTATATATACAAAGTCCTCATAGTCTGTGCTACTAATAATTAACCCTGCCCTTATGTCCATGCTCCTTCTTTATATTCGCCTCAAGGTCGCCATGTTGTATACATGTGCTCTAACATGATTTTCTAGATCCTTCTACTATCTTTTATGCCTATGACATCACATCATGTGACATGTCATGTGACTGCAGTGTCACATGCCTCTTCATTGTCCAAAATAAAAGAAAAATAAAAAGAAAACAAAAT